AATAGGTAATGTTACAGATATACTACCATTTATTAGTTCCGATAGAGTTGTATTTACTGTAACCACATGTTCTCCAACATTAGTGACTGTATATTTATTTATATTATTAACTGCGCTTGGCAAGGTTATTGTAGTTTGCCCATCAACCAGATAAATGTAGTTAGTATTTATATTAGACCCAGCAATAGTATCAGTCAAAACTGGATAAATGGTATTTAATGTTAATGTATCAACAATATCAGAAGTCATTGCTAAAGTGCCATCTTTGTCGGGCATATTATAAGTGTGTGCACCCGTAATATTAGTAGCAGATATTGTCCCATCACCTATACTAAATGTACTTTCTAATGTGCCTACTAATTTTGAAATTATGGTATTGCTCATTTAAATAACCCCACATGTTGTATTATAATTTATTGTAACAGTGGCTGCACCAGTTGTACTACCGTTTGTATCTAAACTACAATATAAAGTTTCATCATTACTTATATTTATATCACAATCTACTTGATATAGTGCAAGTCTAGTTAAATCTACATTTCTAATTTGAACATATTTGTCTGGTATATCATGTGTACCAATTTGAAGTGTTGGAGATGCGCCATTAAAAATGGTTGTAACGTCAATTTCAATACTATTTATGCTATCATTTTGTAATGCATTAAATACTTGAAAGTGTGGATTTGCCATATAACTTATGTATATACTATTTTCCCTTGTGCCAAACGCAATATTTGGAGTTTCTATTACAGCAGTTGGAGATATATCGCTCCACATTTCATCTATTGTATAAATATCGGTTTTATTTGCAGTCAATGGATTTACAGATGCTACATATTTTTCACCTATTACCCCTTGTAAATTTTGATATACATTTGCAGTAGAAACTTTGATAACGCCACCAGAACTAACTGGGCCGAATAGATTAGTTTTAACTGTAAATTGTAAGGTATTCATTATAAGTCTTTCATCTTTAAAATCTGATTCATAATTATCGTCCATGTGTATTCCATCCAATACCACAGGAGTATCTTGTACTATTCCTAATTCTGGAATAGTATTTACAGAAAGATTATATGCTGGCCCAAAGTATGGAGCAATCTGTTCAATCATTTGGAGACTGTCCTCAATATTTTTGGCAACTGTATATAATTCAAAATGTAAATTATAAGGAACTGGACTATACGCACTTGCCAATGAACTTGGATTACCAGCAATAATATTACTAAATTTATTGTTAGAGTTCATCTTTCTAGTTGGATCATAAGTCATATTAACCATTTGAAAGGCCATCCTTGGAAGTGTGATAGAAGTACTTTTAAGTAAATCTGGATTACCTTGCATTCTTGATACCCATCTATCCCTAGCACTATAGGATAATGGGATGTCAATTAATTGGATAACTTCACCATTAGCATTTTTGCGAGCAATTTTAAGTCCAGTGAATAATGCGCCGAACGAAATTGTGCAATTCCTAATAGTTGAATGACTAAATGTTGTGGTAAACATTATTCTACTCCCTCATATCTTGCACGTTTAATAGAACCATCATCTATTGGTGCTAAACTTAAATTAAAATTTCGTATATTATCATATGGTGAATTTTTAAAACTTTCTAATAATACGTAAAATTCATTCATATCTTCCTCAGTTGGATTGTCATTATATTCTACTTCTATTCCAGTATTATATGGGTCTTTTGGATTTACTTTACTAAATTCTAAAGACCCACCATATTTTATTGGTGTTGGTGCTTCTATTCCTCTTCTACAATCAAATACTGGACGAATACCACTATAAGTTTTATATTTTATTGGTGTTGGATTTTTAATTGTAAATACCTCTGCTACTTTTTTAATAATTCTAATAGGACACATATTAAATGTTAAACAACCTATCAATATATTTAACTTTCCAATCTTCTTTTTGTACTTTCTTTAATGCGAGTACTTCTTTGGCAGTAAGATGTTTTTTAACACCATCAACATCAATATCAATTAATGGTTCTTTATGTTTAGGAACTTCATTTCCACCAACATTTACTGGTTTATATCCATCTTCTAACATTATTACTAAAGTATCATCGATAGATTCAATAGTAAATGATTCTGCTACCTTTTTATCGTTTTCAAATGAAAAACTTCTTTGCCCACTACCTTTTGTATGCCCTTTCTTTAAATCTTCTGGTGCTTGTGATTCTCTTCCAAATAATTTTGAATGAAATTCCCCAGTCCTATTTGCGTGAAATTCTCCAACATCATGTTGTACACCTTTTTTAGGAAATGCATCTGCTCTATCACTTGTACCATGTAATGAGCCAATCTTACTATCATGGGGTTTATGGAATACTAAATCTTGATCCCATTTTTCTCCTTGCTTTGTAAGGAAACTTTTCAATTCGCCATTATCATTACCTTTTTTGCCCATAACAAGATATGAATGTTCATCTTTCGTCACGGCATTTGGTGTACCATAACCTTCAATATATCTTCCTTTTACATGAATATATCCATGCCCAGCGGCTTTAATACTTTTTTCAAGTTCTCTATTATCGGCAACACTTTGTTCTGGTGATTTTCCATCTCTATTGCTAGTAATCATTCCAATATTTCTATCTTGAGTATGTTGATGTATTCTCGATAGACTGCTCTCTTCTAATGTTTGCATAATAATCTCCTAATTAAAATATTTCTGATCCAAATAAATTGAATGTTACTGTTGATGTGCTGCTATATACTGAGATAACATCGGTAGCACCTAATGTAATACCGAGTGTTAAAAAAATTGTATCGCCAGGAGATATTGTGCTATTATATGCAATGTAATTTGCATCTTGAATTGTTGCTCCTAATGGTCGTATTGCAACTCTAAATGTGGCTATTAAACCCATGTTGCATATAGCTAAAGTAGAACATACCGCACTTCTTGCAACTGGTACGGCATATAATGTTGTTAATGTATTTGCTTGTGATACCGTTTGTCCAAGCACTTTGTATGCTGTTGCCATTTTAAGCTCCCATTAATAAAAAATTCGATAGTGTTTCTACTGAAATTCCAGCAGGTCCGGTTGCACCAGTAGCTCCAGTAGCCCCAGTATCACCTTTAATACCCTGAATACCTTGTATACCAGCAGACCCCGTTGCTCCAGTATCACCTTTGATACCTTGAATACCCTGTGCTCCAGTTGCTCCAGCTGCCCCAGTTAAGCCTGTATCACCTTTGATACCTTGAATACCATGTGCTCCAGTTGCTCCAGCTGTTCCAGCTGCACCAGTTGCACCAGTTGCTCCAGTATCACCTTTAATACCTTGAATACCTTGAATACCAGTTGCTCCAGTTGCTCCAGTTGCTCCAGCTGTTCCAGTTAAGCCCGTATCACCTTTAATGCCTTGTATGCCTTGTGCTCCAGCTGGTCCTTGAATACCTTGTGCACCAGTTGCACCAGTTAAACCTGTATCGCCCTTTGCACCTTGTGCTCCAATATCACCAGTATCACCTTTGATACCTTGAATACCTTGAATACCTTGTGCTCCAGTTGGACCTACAATTTGCCCAATATTATCCCACGTAGATGATAAAACATTCCATATGTATAAATCGCCAGTATCTGTTGTTATCCATCCATCACCATCATTGCCAGTTAGTGGTAATCCTAATACCGAAGATTTAGAACCTTGTATATTTACTACTGGTCCGGTATCTCCTTTGTCTCCTTTATCTCCCTGTATACCTTGTATACCTTGGTCGCCCTGTGGTCCAACATCACCTTGAAATCCTTGTATTCCTTGTGTTCCAGTGTTACCCTGAATACCCTGTAATCCTTGCGCACCAGTATTACCAATGTCGCCTTTGATTCCTTGAATACCCTGAATCCCTTGCCCACCAGTTGCGCCAGTTGCACCAGTATCTCCCTTTACCCCCTGAATACCTTGATCGCCTTGAATGCCCCTAGTACCAATATCACCAGTATCGCCTTTGATTCCTTGAATACCCTGCAATCCTTGCAGTCCACGTTCACCAAGAGGACCTTGTATGCCTTGTATGCCTTGGTTTCCTTGTGAACCAGTTGCCCCAATGTCGCCTTTATCGCCTTTAATACCCTGAATCCCCTGGCCACCATTTGTACCTGAGACACCTTGTATACCAATATCACCTTTGTCCCCCTTAAGAGAAGCCAACCATGCCGCCTCTGTACCAAAAAATCCATTTTGTACAGCAATTTCATAGGCACTATCACCATTTCCCTGACCATTATTTGTTATATCACTTAAAGTTGCCAATGTACCATTTTTATCTGGGAAAATTAAAGTTCTAGTTGTTGTTATCAACGTACCATCTAAATTAACTTTCCCAATTTTGAAAGTTTTCTTTAGTGTACCAAGTAAATTTGATTGTATAATATCGGTCATAAATAATTCCTATCTAGGTGTACTATAATTAATAACAATGGTTGCCATCCCAGTTGTACTTCCATTAGTAGTATAGGTAGCAATTATATTTTCGGTGGTAGCAACTATAATATTGCAATTGATTTCATATTGTACCGATTGAGTTAAATCTACATCGCCCTCTTCTACATATTTATACAAAATATCTTGACTACCAATTTTCAATGTTGTAGTTCCATTAAATGGTTCCAAAACATTCACAAATATAGTTTCAATAATATCGTTTTGACGCATTACCCCTATTTGTGTTGTGGTATTTGAATTGAATACTAAATTGAATACATTATCCCTATCACTAAATGCAGTTGGTGGTATCTGTAATGGATTTATAGTTATTATTCTATCAGCTGGCATATTTGTTAGGCCAAATGGATTATGTTCACTGAAATTGGATATTGTAGAATTATCATTGAACAATTTTTTATTTGCAGTATCATAATCAACTTGGTTCATTGCATTAGTTCCTATATTTACACTAGCCAAATCAGCTGAATTTGGGTCTATTAGTAGGCTTTCCCCAGTTCCTACGAAAGGATAAAGTAAATTATCGAGGCTGTTGGGAAGTGAATTTTGAATATCTTGTACGCCTGTATCAATAACTTCGGAGGAATATTGGAATAATGCACAACTTAAAACATAAGAGTAGTAGTCGTCTAATTGATAGAAAGAATCTTTTAAAGTAACAAATTTTATCTCAAAAAGATTTCGGTCCATTGGGTAATAAAGCAAATCTCCTTCGTTTGGTCTTATATTATTATTCGGAAGCGTTCTGGGAAATGCTTGCCCAATAACTTCTTCAAATCGCCTTCTTGAAACCCTGAATTGGGCAATTTCTTCAGTACGCAGACCGAATTTGGACATGAAGTCGTCTTTGCCTTCAAATTTATCCCATGATTCAAGATACATCTCAATAATTGCGAACTGTTTAAAATAACTTGTAGGGTCTTCGCCAAATAATTGATCAAAATTTGCGACATTTCGCGGTATGTAGATCAGGTCTTGGCCGTGAATTTGTATGGCTTCTATCATAAAAGAATGTATTAATTCTCTTTCTGAATTGCTGCCGATGCCTTTGCCTTTTGAAAAGTACGGATTTGTCGCCATGTTTATTTTCCTTGACTTTTAGTATAAATAGGTGTATACTAGTATTTATATAAAAATTTTGGAGAAAAAATGAAGAAATTAACTAATGCACAATTTACAGAAAAATCAATATCTATACATGGTGATAAATATAATTATTCGTTAGTTAATTATGTGAACTGCAATACTGGCGTAACTATAATATGCAAAGAACATGGGGATTTTTTACAATCCCCATCAAGTCATCTATCTGGTAGTGGATGTCCATATTGTGCAAAAGAAAATAAAACAAAAACTACACATATATTTATACAACGGGCATTAGAATTGCATGGGACAAAATATGATTATTCATTAGTAGAATATACAGGAACATATTCACCTATAACTATAATATGCAAAGAACATGGGGCTTTTAGCCAACGACCATATGCTCATCTAAATGGACAAGGGTGTAGAAATTGCGGATATGAATTGTTATCATCAAATCAATTATCAACTACATCAGATTTTATAACTAAGGCACAAAAACTAAATGGGACTAGATACAATTATACACTTGTAAATTATATAGGTAATAAGAAAAAGGTCAAAATAATATGTAGTTTGCATGGTGAATTTTTACAAACACCAAATGGGCATCTAAATGGGCAGAATTGTCCATCATGTTCTACTGGTGGATTTAATTCAATTCAACCGGCGATTTTATATTATATAAAATTTGAATATGCTGATACAACATTATATAAGGTAGGCATAACAAATATAGATACTGCTAGTAGAATTAGATCAATGTATCTAAATAATTCGTGGACATATACTATATTAAATGAAACGCATTTTACTAATGGTAGTGATGCTCACAAAAAGGAGAAATCAATACATCATAAATTTAAAAGATATCAATATAAAGGTGAACCCATCATGCAAAATGGATTCACTGAATTATTTATCATTGATATTCTAGGATTAGATTCTCAGCCTGTGATGAAAATTGAGGGCACCTCAAACGAGGTTCTAAGTTCTTCTTCGGCTGCTTGAACTTCTGCTAATCCTTCACGGTATATCTCCACGCCTCGTAGAACAATTCCTCCTGGCATCGTTATCTTGTCGTATTTGGACATATTTACGCCCCATTGTCTTTTGAAATATGCTACACATAATTTTTTCAAGATACGGTCATTGTAAACTTTTACAAACTCGTCTGGGTCTAATACAATATAACATTCCAACACAATATAGTCATCTGGCGCAAGAAAACTGAAGTCAGCATCAAGATGACAACGATTCGTGTGCCTATTAAATCTTAAACTAGGCTTTGCAATAAGAGTTTCATCTAATAGCGATAGATGCATCTGCATCTGGGTATAATATACCATGCTGGTATCGGTTAAACTAAACACATCATTTAATCGCCACTGGTACCTTAAATCGAACATACTGATTCTATTAGTAACTTGACTCCAATTAACCAATTTAGTTATACTATGAACATAATCTGGTACAGTAACATATCTATTACTCATATCGCCAATGACTACAGAAACAACCACTGCTGTAGCACCTGACAAATCTCCCGCCAAGACTTCACCAGTTAATATGTTACCATTGGCAACTTTATTACTTCTAACAATATTACCATGCACATCATAAACCTGAAAAGTAGAACCAGTTACAGAAGACCTTACCCATTCATTTGGTGTAAATGTTCCAACCATATTGGAAACAGTGACCTCATCAATAGTAATTTGTCTGGATATATATGCCCTCTGAATACTGTCATAGTGATATTCTCTGAACATCTGAAAAGCATTGTCTAAACAATCCTCCATTTGAGTCTCCTCAATGTTGACCTCTATAACGGGATGCCCCAATTGTCTAAGACAATAATCTTTTAATTTTTCTCTTGAATCTATCATGGTAAATTCCTCTATTATGGTGTATACTACTATTTATATAAATTAATTTGACAATCTCCTGTCAATATGATATCATGATTACACTTAAAATTTTAGTATAAATACTATTACATACACATCGGGAGAATTTAATGATTAACTGTCCATCATGTAACTCGCAAGACATTCAAAAGAAAGGGAAAGATTTCCGTCACGGCAAAATTTCCCAAAGACATCGTTGTAAAACTTGCGAAATTAATTTTTATGAAGATGATATAGTAGGTATGCCACTAGAATACACCAAAACCGCACTAGGAACGCTGCCACGCAACGATGATGTGAACACTTTTGTAGTTACAGCGGTAGTCAATAATGTCCCCGTAAACACGAAATTATTCAATACCCTGCTAAATTACTGCAAAATTAACAACGCAAGACTTTTAATAATACCAATCAAATATGATCAAGATGGAAGTCATGAATATTTATACGACCATTATTTAAAAGAGTATTTTATAGATGAAAATATCAAACTTTGCACTGGATTAAAATTAATGGCTGGTATAAATATTAGTCCAGCAATTGGAAATCCATTAACTAGTTTTGAAAATTTCTCGCAAGGTGAGTCATTAATTATTGCGCACCCACAATTGGCTTTGAAAAGTATTGCGATGAGTCATGTTGATCCTGCTACAATTATGTATACTACTTCGGCAATTTCGGAAAATATTTATACAGATACCAAACAAGGCACTAAAGCTTCATATAATCATTCATTTGGTGCATTGGTAGTTGAAGAAGATTTTGAAATAGATGGATTCCATATCAGACATTTAAATTCAAGCGATGAAGGTTCGTTTTATGATTTGGATAAATTTTATGATGGAGAATTAGTATTAGAAGATCAAACTATTGAAGCTATTGTGTTAGGTGATGAACATATAATTCATGCTGACCAAGATGTAACTAGAGCGCATTTTACCAATAAGGATTCCATTGTAAATGTCTTAAAACCTAAATTTATTGTCAGACATGATTCACTAGATTTTTATTCAGGAAGTCATCACCATAATCGCAATATTTTTACAACATATGCCAAACATCAATCAGGAGCAAATAATGTAGAAGCAGAATTAGATGAAACTATTGCATATGTATTGAATACTACACCAGAATTTGCAGAAAGTATCATCATATCAAGTAACCACAATAACCATTTGTTACAATGGTTGCAAGAAACTAACCCAAAACTTGATCCAACAAATGCATTATTTTATCATGAAATGATGGTAATGATGCTCAAGAAAACAAAAATGGAAGGTAGTATGGCAACTTACCCAAACCCTTTTAAATTGTGGTGG